AGTGAAGCCTGTAAGTGGGATGAAAATGGTAAAGCAAAGTTGTTCAAGATGGTTTACAATGATGACCACACACATGAAACTGATTATGAAGGTCTAAAGGTTGTACATGAAAGAATTGCAAATGGTTTTAAACTGTTTGGTAAGTATTATCGAAATCTTTGGGACTAAATAAGCCACCAACAACAGTTGGTAACACACAAACACAGGAGAAAATTATGTCAAATATGACACCATTTGAAATTCGTCTAGAGCTATTAAAGATGGCCAAAGACATGTTGCATGAAGAATATTATGCACAACGTGAACGCATATCGAACAACTGGTCGATGCAATGCGAAACAGCCAGACACAAAGGCGAAACACCGCCTGAGCATCCTGGTTTCCCACCAATCCCATCAGAAACAGATATAATTACTAAAGCACAAACCTTAAATGGTTTTGTGTCTAATGTAGTTTCTTCGGAACCACCTAAGGTTACTAAGAAGTCTTCCTGATGGAGGATGGGCTTCGGCCCATCCAACACACACAAGGAGAATTATGAAAAGTAAACCAATACTTTTTAGTTTGTTCTTTGCTTCGATTATCATATTGATATCGAACATCAACATTCAAAATCCAATAATGCCAATTAAGGCATCTTTCAATTCACTTACCGCTGATGTAAAGAAGCAGGTAACGTGTCTCGCAGAAAACATATACTTTGAGGCAGGCCATGAACCACTTGATGGTAAAAAGGCGGTAGCTTTCGTTACATTTAATCGTGTAATGACTGGAAACTATGCGAGTACAGTTTGTGATGTGGTAAAACAAAAGTTCAATGGGACCTGCCAATTTTCTTGGTATTGTGACCCATCATTTACCTCCAGGCTCTTGACAATCAAGCATACTTCGTTGTATAATGAGATATTACTAATGTCAACAGACATGTATTTAAATTTTGATAGAATGAAGGATGTAACAAATGGGGCAACCTACTATCATGCTGATTATGTAAATCCTGGTTGGACAAAACTACAAAAGGAGAAACAAATTGGCAGGCATATTTTCTACAAAAGCAAAGGTGATAAAATTGACAGAAACAAAGGAATCTAATATGAACAAAGACTTGATTACAATATGTGTATCGGTAAGTATTGTGGTTTGCACCGCAATTATTGGTGCAGTCATTTTCAATATCAATGACAGAAACAACATGGCAAAAAACATCGAAGCAGCAATCGTTAAAGGTGTTGACCCATTGTCTGTAAAGTGTGCTTATGAAACAAGCACAAACCCAATCTGCATTACATATGCAATGAAAAAGTAAACTAGGAGTATATTATGGCTATTCAGCAAGTGAGTGTTAATCAATTATCAAACCCAGCCGACCGAGATAAACTATTAAAAGTTATCCGTGAATGTTCTGATGCGATGGTTCGAGCGTCAGCGGAGAAAGACTTTATCAAAGAAGCAACGGCTGATATCAGCAAACAATTACAGTTACCTAAGAAAATCGTTCAACGAATGGTTAAGGTTTACTGGAAACAAAATTACGATGAAGAAGTGGCAGTCCATGACCAGTTTGAAACTCTATATGAAACGGTGGTGAAATAATGCCTAAATTTACTCTAACATGTGAGCATGATGGTCCAGTTGGATCAAAAAATACTTTAGAATTTGAAGCTGACTTTTTACCAAATGTACTTGAACATTTCAGGCAATTCTTAAAGGGTTGTTCATTTGAATTTGACGGTGAGTTGGAAATTGTTGATGTTGATTACAGTTACAAAGAACCAGAACCTGATTATGATGATGAGTATGAAGAAGACGATGTTGGTGAACAAGTATTTGACCACATGGCTGCCAATCTAATGGCTAGTTCACACAAAGATGATACAATTTCAATTACATCATTAGACCTAAGTGATAAATGTTCTGTATGCGGACTTCCAGCTGCTATCATGCAAAGAAACCAATGTTTTGACGCTAACTGTGGACTTATTAAATAATGCCAACTAGAGATGAAATGGCAAAATTTGCCAAATCTATCGATGCATTGGTTGCTAGGTCAAACTACAACTATATCGAAGCTATCGTGGAACATTGCAGAGAAACCGGTCTTGAAATTGAGGTTGCAGCTACACTCATTAATGCAAACCTTAAAGCTAAGATTGAGAACAATGCAATGGACAATAACATGTTGAAAGAAAAAGGTTCTAGATTGCCTATATGACTGGCTACGAAACATTCAGTTTGTACCAGGCTCTCAAATTACATTTTACACAAGAATCATATGATTTCTTTAAATACAATGGTAAAACCAATGTTAGTGTAACCACATTTGAGAATCGTAAAGACAAATACCATTTCTATAAGTTGTCTCGCCGTCTTGTACAAAAGGAAGACATGATTGATTTCATTGTTGCTAATTTTGTAGAAGATGAAAATGCTTGGGTTGGTTCATTATTACTAGAAGATGCTGAAGTGAATTATCGCAAGCACCAGAAGGTCATACAATCAATGTCATACAATTTTGAAAGTGAATGTCGTGACCTCTTTGATGGCCTTGACGATCCAAACTCTATCCTGCGTGTTGGTGATGACTATCCTACACTACTAAGAAAAGCACTCAGGAAAGAAGTAACAATAGAAACTGTTTGCCTATTAAACAATCAAATGGGATTCGTACCTGTTTGGTCTAAGAAGATTGCCGATACGATACATTGGCCAAATTATCGGTTGAAATTGCTCAAGTATGCCGCATTTCTTCCTAAGGATGATGTAAAATATAGGCTGATTCTAAAGAAAGTATTGAATAAATGAAAGTGACTAAACTCTACCTGGATATGGATGGTGTACTATGCGACTTTGAGAAGCGATTCACAGAGTTGTATGGTAAGGATGCTCTTGGTGCTCGTGACCGTAAAAACTTCACAACCAATTGGCCTAACTTTATTATGGATGGAAACTTTGAAAGCCTTGAATGGTTCCCAGGTGGAAAAGAGTTACTTGATTTTATTCAAAACGAAACTGACTGGGAAGTGGAGATTCTATCTTCATCTGGTGGTGAAAGATTCCATTCAGAAGTTGCTGCTCAGAAAGTTGTTTGGCTTTGTGACAAAGGTATACCCTACAAAGCCAATATTGTTCCAGGCCGAAAGCATAAAACAGCATATGCTACACCTGAAACTATTTTAATTGATGATACTGAAGACATTATCGTTAATTTTAATGCCGCTGGTGGTGTTGGTATTCTGCACAAGGATATCAATGAAACACTGGCAAAACTGAGGACTCTACTTGATTAAAATACTAAATAAAGTATATTATGAATAATGTGGATAATCTACTATACTCCGTTAATACTACGTCTATACAAAGGAAAATTATATGACTTCATTCGCAAATCTAAAGCGTAACAGCAATTCATTTGAGAAACTCTCAAAAGCGGTCGAGGCTACATCAGCCGGCACCGAAAACTCCAAAGATGACAATCGTTTCTGGCAACCAGAAGTTGACAAGGCAGGTAATGGCATGGCCATTATTCGTTTCTTGCCAGCACCTGCTGTTGATGGCGATGATGCTCTTCCTTGGGTTCGCACATTCAGCCACGGTTTTCAAGGACCAGGCGGATGGTTTATTGATAACTGCTTGACCACTCTTAATGAGAAGTGTCCAGTTTGTGAACACAATAACACATTGTGGAACTCTGGTATCGAAGCAAACAAAGATGTTGCTCGTAAGCAAAAACGTAAGTTAAGCTATCTAGCAAACATTCTTGTGGTTTCTGACCCAAGCAATCCTTCTAATGAAGGACAAATCAAACTGTATAAGTTTGGTAAGAAAATCTTTGATAAGATTACTGAAGCAATGAATCCTGAATTTGCTGATGAAACACCAGTTAACCCATTTGATATGTGGGAAGGTGCTAACTTCAAGTTGAAGATTCGTAATGTCGAAGGCTATCGCAACTATGACAAATCAGAATTTGCTGATGTGTCTGCTCTGTTGGATGGTAACGATGAGAAGCTTGAGGAATTGTGGAAGAAACAATTCTCTCTGAAGGATTTCACAGAGAGAAAGAACTTCAAACCTTATGACCAATTGAAAGGTCGTTTGGACAAGGTTCTAGGCTTCACAGGCGCACCTATCGCCAAGACTAAAGCTGAAGATACTGTTGCATCATTCAAAGATGATGTGTCTGTATTAGATTCTAAGATTTCGGAAAGTGATGATGACTTGGATTATTTCAAGTCTCTTGCTGACCAAGATTAAACTAATCCCATGCAAGTGCAACCCCGCCTAGTGCGGGGTTTTTTACGTCACCCGCTGGAATAAACTCAAGAATACATCATCATATACGGATGGCAAAGCGCCTTGTGATTGTTGACCACCTGCTGACGATTGTGTATTGTTATTTGTGACATTTGTAACGGAAGCCATAGCAGTATCAAACACTCTTGTTATATCGCTGAATGCAGAAGTTGCTGCTTCAATCATATCACCCATAGTTGGAGCAGCTGCAGCTAATGTGCCCATCGTTGGCATTTTAAAATCTGGTGATGAAGCTGGTGTTGAAGTGACACCACTTTTGTTTTTAGCTAACATTGTACCACTGCCATGGCCCATTGG